AAGCTCATCAATTTCGTCTGCTAATTCTATACCTACTTCTTCGGCATACTTAGCATCCATAATCCCCCAATATTCTAAGACTTCAAATGAGTTTGCGTATGCTTCGTCAGTATCGTAATCCTCTCTCAACTGACTTTCAAAGTCTTTTTCAATATAGTTAGGTCCACCTTGAATACATTCTCTAATAGCTTCTTTATCAAAGTAAGGCATATTTTTTAATGCCCTAAGTTGTGAAGTATTTAGTTTGTGTCTATGCACTACATATTCACATTCTTCAACATTTGTTGCTCCGGGTTCTGGGTAAAAATCCCAACAGCTAACAAATTCTATTCTGGGAACTCTAACATGCACAGGTGAATATTGTCTTTCACCCATTTCATTCATTTGCCAATTATTAAGAGTTTTGTTGAAATTAAAAGGACCCTTAATAATTCCTGTTCCTAAAAGTGCTGATTCTAATAAAGCACTTCTCATTTCTGAAGAACCATTTGATTCTTCTATTTGGTCATGGATTAATTTTTCCATTCTTCTCGCAGCTTTTTGTGCTGGAGATAACTCAGGTGTTTGTGGATTAGGACTTAATCCTTCTTGTAATATACCTAAGTCTTCTGCTTTATCTTCTAAAGATTGTTCATCTTCATCAAACATCCCATCGCCAAAAGTAGCTCCGGGCTTTAAAATTTTACCATCGCCATCAAAACCAACATCAAAAGGTCCACCTATTTGATTACCAATATTATCTGGTAACATTTCTGGTTGAGACATTTCAAGACCCGGTTGAGGATTTTGTATATCTAAGTAAGCATTATCTTTTTCACCTTCAGGTATTTTAGTTTCATGAATACCTATAGGAAACTTACCAGTGCCAAAAAGAACATCTACTAATTGACCAAAGGCAGCTAATACTTTTGTTTTTGTAACTTTAACAAAAACTCTAGACTTTTCTGATTCTCTAAACTTAACTCTTTTACCATAAATACCTCTATAGTTTTCATAAGCTTCAAGCCATCTTGTTTCATCTGAGTCTCTAGCTTCTTCTGCTAAAGCAAAACGACTTTGTACTAAGCCAACTAAATTTATTTTTTGGTCTGGTATAAGATTTAAATTCTTGCCAGATTCGCCTTCAACATCTTCATATATGTTGTCAGCATTTAAAAAAGTATTGTTGTTATCTTCTTCCATCTATTAATATCCAAATGTTGAGTCTGCTGGATTAAAGTTTCTCTCACCTTTTATTCTAGCCATTCTTTCAAATGGATTATCAAGTTTAGGTCTACTCATAATCATATACCTTAAAGCATCATATGCGTGGTCTGATGCGTGAGTATCTACATCTTCTGAGTTAGATTTTGATAAAGGTAAACTTTGTAACTCTCGTATTAAGTTTACACAGCTATTAAAAATCTGTAACCTTGGTCTACCTGAAGGTGTAGTTTTTAAATACTCATGTATTTGTACTTTTCCAGCAACTCTGTTCTTATCTGCTCGTCTTAACTTGTGTCCTGCTTTTATTAACATTTCACCTATAGTAGGACCAGAATAACCTGTTTTAGCCCAAGCTGCTGTATCTAACACACCCGGAATAGACCTTGTTTCATTCTCTTCTAGTTCATGTATGCGTTGAGCTAAAGCTTCACCTGTTAAACCTTTTTGATATAACTCTTTATATATTATAAGAGTTTTATCTTCTGGGTTAACTACTCCCCATAAACAACATGATTCAGAAGAGTAACCATAGTCAATCGCTTTTACTCTTTCCCACCAAACTGGTATTTCAAAAGGTGGTATTACATGTAAGCCTACATCAAACTCAGCAAAAGCTGCACCTTCTGCAACATCCCAGTTTCCTTCAAGAAGTTGCTTTCTTTGAGTTGGAGGTAACGAAAGCAACATCTTTTCGTACTTACCATCCTCAGCGAGAAAGGGGTTATCAGAAAGTCTAGCAGGAATAAATTTTCTTGTTAGACCATCAGAACCCATAAAAGTTGTATTTGGTTCCCCAGATTCTACATATCGTTTTTTTACCCAACTTGCACCAGAACCACCGGGGTTCGCAGTACATCTGAGATAGGTTTCTATTTCAGGGTCTGTCGTTCTTAAACGAGATGCCAAGTAATTCCAACCAAACTCTGTAGGTAAATGAGTAATCTCATCAAAACCTATCCAAGAATATGCTTGTCCTTGGTATCTATAGACATCTGATTCTTTTTCTAAGAAACCAAACTCTACTTTAGCTCCACTGGGAAAGGTCCATACTTTCTCAACTTCTTTAAATTTAGCTCCATGAAAAGCTTTTGGATATATCTCACGAGATTTATCTATTAGCTCTCGAAGCTCTGGCATTGTTCTTCTAAGTATTAAAGCTCTATGAGCTTTCTTATGACAATACCTTAGTGGGTCTATTAGCATTGCAAAACTTTTGCCACCACCTGCTGCACCACCATATAAAACATCTTTTTCTGGAGCAGCTAAAAATTCTGTTTGTGGTCCTTCATTAGGCATAAAAGCCACATGAGAACCTGTATTATCTAAATGTTCTTGTACAATGTCAGGAATCTTTTGTACTTCTGACTGAGTAAGAACATTTTCTGTTAATATCTTCTTTTGTTCTGTTAAGGACTTTTCTGCCCTTGTAAGTTTTCTACGAAGTTTATCGACATTATGTTTTTTATCTTTTAACTTCTTAGTTAATTTATTTTTAACTTTTACTTCTTCAGTAAGTTTATTTAAACTTCCTTTTGGTCTACCACCTTTCTTGCGTGGTGTTCCATCCTTCTTTATTATAAAGGTGCCATCTGAGTTTGTCAAGTAATCATTTGGGTTAACTTCCCAATCTTTCTTGTCTTGTGCCATAATTTTTATCTATATACTTTTTAAGACCCATTCTCGACATCTTTCTATCTGTTGTTTCTTCTAGCCAATCAACAGCTACACCTAAACTAATTTGTTCATCTACTACCATTTGTGAAACTTCTTGTAAATTTTTTAATTGTTCTGGTATAGGTTTTAAATAACCTTTTATATCAGACAACTCATAGCCAAAAGGTATAGTTGATGTGGTCCTTTTAATATAACCATCTGGTAGCATCATCATTTTATCTTCTATACTTTCTAGTTTTTTTAGCTATTCTTTTAGGTTGCTTAGAAAACTGTTTACCTTTTTTAGTATCTTTTCTTTTCTTTCTAGTAGTAGCTGCATACTCAGATGCTGTTAAAGATTTAATAGCTTTTTCTGGTAAATATCTTTCTCCAGTTTTAGCAGAAGGTTTACCTGACTTAGTTCGCCATTTTTGATTACCCCACTCTACTAAACTTTTTTGTGATTTTTTTAATGCCATTATTTTTTTCCTTTATGTTTTTTTCTTATAGCTTCTTTGCCTTTTTTAGCTATTCTTGCTTGTTCATTCTTACCTGCAACCTTGGCTCGTTGTTCTAAGACAGTAAGTATTTGTATTTTACGAGCATAAGGTTTTCTTATTCTTTTTACTTTAGCAACAGTTGCTCTAGCATCTGCTGGTGTAGCAAACTTTATACTAACTGTATCTTTAGGATTTTCGTCAGTATATAACCTACGACCACTACCTTTTGGTTTTTTTCCTGTTCCTTTTTTTGGGTCTGGCATATGGTGCTGTCCTTTTTCCTGCTTTGTTATACTTTCCTGATTTCTTTTTTGCTATCGCAATAGCTGCTCTTTGAGCTGCACTACGAGACATTATTTATAGCCTCCACCTTTAGCTTTATATTCTTTGGCTAAAAGCTGGGCTTTTCTAGCTGACCACTGACCGGGTTTACCACCTTTAGAACCGGCTTTAATCCTCTGGAAAAGCCTCTTACGCATACTCGGCTTGGTATAATTACCAGCTTCGTTGACACGAGACTTACTTTTTTTCTTTGCTTTTCTTGGCATTTTTTACTCCAAATATTTTATCAAAATTATCTCTATACTCCTTTGTATATATTCCGGGTCTAGGTTTAGAACCTTTACCAGCTATTGTACCTGATTTAAACTTTATTGGTTGTTCTTCGCTATTTATTTGAGGCATTATTTTCTTTTTAGTGTCCAAGCTTCATTTCTAAACTTAGTATTTTTTTTATCCGGAACATAGCGACCTCTTGAGTCTCTGTTTCTAACCCAGATAAAACCTAACCATTCTAATATTTTATCTAACATACTATTTACCATTTAACTTTATCTGCCCACCATGCTGCTGACATTTTACCTTTACGAATATTTTTAGCATGTCGAGCTTTAAAAGATTTTCTTTTTGCTTTCATTTTATCTGATTCACCTGCTTTAGGTTTACCAGCTGTACCTTTTAAGGTACCGACTTTTTTACCCTGCTGACCAAAACGAATAAGTTTAATTTTATCGCCTTCTTTAGCCACAACTACATGTGACTTAGTTGGGTGTTTTGGAGTTCTTTTA